CGCATCGATAACCCGATCAACTCCTGTAGAGTCAATCGTTGCGAGCTCATTGATGGTTGATGCACACAATCCAACCTGGTGTGGACACGAAACCCCAAGATATTGGTGTCAGTAAGTATCCACACGTCACCGGGTGCTGCCACACTCTCAAACACTGAATCCTCTGTAATGGGATGCCATGTGGAGGTTGTCAGTCCGGCGTAGGATGTGAATGAGTTGTAACCCGAGCCTGCCCTCAAGAGCTTGAAATAACGGTGCAATGCTCTTGTTTTACCAACGGTGTTCACCACTGGTGCGGGCAATTTGAAGATGAAATGGGATCCGATTGGTACTGAATGCAGTTCGGGGAATCCAGCCAATCCTTGATCCCAGGGCAACTCCTCTTCATCATCATCAATTGGATGGGCCGAGGAGTTGTTGGCAATGATAGGCCACATAACAGTGTATGGGGACACATTGCCTGTGCCATCTCCATAGATCGCTGGATGACTGAAATGCACTCCCCACTTCAGTGTGATACTCAAGGAGATATCCTCGGTGGGTGGTGCGTCGACCAACAACACGAAGACATGGTCTTCGTACAATCGTGGGTCATTTCCAACAATCGTATATTTGAGCTGGGTCAGAGACTTTGCTCGAATGGCCTTGGATTGCCAAGCCTTAACGGATGTGGCACCTTCCAAGGCCAGGACTTGGGCCACTGCTTGTGGCCCGCCCGGCACGGCATACATGGGGTCAGGTGACGTGGCCATGACATATCCTCCTCCAACCATGGTGTTGGTTTTGGATACCACGTCCCAAACGGCATGCTTGAGTTTCCAATTGCTGAAACTTCTGCCAACGTTTCTCAGAGTTTGAGTCAGCCCAATGCTAAAAGCTCGGGCAAATACCACAGTTCCCGCGGGCGTTCCCTGGGGAATGGTAATGGTCTCAATCTGATCAGTCCCGGTCTTGTAGATGCCATTGCTGGCATTAGTGACCGTGGCCGGAGTGTTCACCGGGGCTCCCGATGTTCGGGTCCGGCGGGGAGCGGATATCATCCGCTTAGCGCGCTTGCGCTGCCTAGTTGCTGGTTTTCCTGCCATAGCAACACTGGTGGAGTACCATGTCAACCATCGAATTCATCATGGCTGTGTCGATCTCGAATGTGGTCTGCCATTGTATGGTGGAGTAATGGGTTGGGGGGTGCAATTCTTTCGTCCATCCGATGGCATGGCGGTACTCAAGCATATGCCTTCGATATGTTCCACCTTTGCCACGCTGGATGAATCCCCTAGCCATAGCCTGCATAAAAGGGTCAAAGGGATTGGAATGCATTTCTCCAATACCAAGAGTATAAAACCAGTACTCATCTTTACCAGCCGTCAGTCATATGACATTCTGGACATGGCTCTGACGGGTTCTCTCATCATCACCCATCCCACTTCTGTGTGTACGGGCTTGGACTGGCAATACTCCAGGTCGAAGAATTCCTGTACCACACTGGTTTTACTATCAACTCCCACCACTTTCCAGTCAAATCTTGGCTCGGACTGGTCAGTAAATATAACGCTATCATCTCCATTAACGATTATAACAGCATCAGGGTATTGATATCTCAGCATGACGTAATTAATCACACTATTGCCCAGTGAGGTGTTAGCATCCCCACTCATTCTGACTCCCTTGCATTTGGCCTTAACACCATTTCTGCTGACGATCTTGTTGTTGAGTTGCAGAGATATGAGGGTGTGTAGTTGAGCATCACCACCGCTCATTTTGGCATACCACTCACGTTCCAACATGATGTGATGCGCACTTATGGAACCATCATAGGCAGAATGATCTACCAAATGAATGTACTTCTTTCCAGCGCTTGTATAGGCATCATGTAGCATTTTGCCCAGCTCGATAGCGTTCCGTCCTTTACTCATAAACGGGACGCCGGCGTTGTCAGGCAACGCCCATTTAGCCAACAACTTCTCCATTGGCACAGTCCACTTTGCGAGTTGGGCTGTGAATATGGAGTTTCGGAAATTGATGCATCTTGGTTTCGGTTTAACCTCATCCATCTTTTCATTTTTGATGAAACAACTCACCCGAGAGTGTATCTTTTCATCAAAAGGTACGGACAAACCTGCAGCGTATCTTTTCCTCATTCGTGGGGGTCTAGAATCGATCAATTCTTGGTCACTCATTGGTTCAACCATTGGCAGATCAAGATTTTTAATGAACGATTTGCCCCAACTGAAGAACTCTTTCGAACACCCTATTTGCTCAATCACATGCCTAAACTTCAATCCCCGATATTCGTTGTAACTGCAACTATCGAAGATGTGATGCCTCTACATGAGCGGGTGTCCATGGTAATGTTGACTGAGAGTTCTTGTGTGTCGGCAAGCACGAGACTTAGTGGGATCTATTTGGAACGTTGACCCAACCACTGCGTCCATTTTGAGTGGAACGCAAGTGGCGGGCTCTATTTTCGGATGACATGGTAGAAGGAGTTTAAAAGGCCCGCGGCCTTTTTCTCCTTGTGGCGACTAAGATGCACCGCAGCGTTTACTTCAGACTTTGACACTTGATATGCCTTAGCCAACACTACTGGGATACACTCAGGGTCAGCTTTATTTTCTCGAACTGACCTGATCGCCGTGTTTCTGGCTATGCTCATCGTAGCCTCGTCACGCGGCGCCATCGCCACCACCCTTCTGACATCGTCAAACACGGGTTTTGATGCCCTGGCGATGTCATAGTCAGCACGGATGCTAAACACTCCTCGCAAGCTGGAAGATGCTGACATGAAATAGGACCTGAAAAACCCAAGTCCTTTGGTGCGATTAATGCTCACACCGGGCACTGGCTCTACCGTAGTTTGGTACGGAGAGCCAGCTTCGCTCGCCGATGCATAGCCAGCTTGCCCATTATGAGCGCTAGTCTCAGGCGCTGATCCTGGGTTTTGTTGACTGTCGCGAGCCATGCCATATCCAGGTACTCCATCTTGGGATTCTTGAGTAGTGCTGGTACTTCTATCCACACCCCTGCTTCTGTTCCTCTGACGTAGAGGAGGGGTGGTAGGCGTAGATTCCGCACGAACTGAAAATCCTCCGCTATTGGAGCATTCCCAACTGTCTGTGGGCTGGAATAGGCTTTTCTCATGGCGATTACATCAGCCTCGCCATTGTTGTCCTGCACAACTGCGCGAATTATCCGTTTGTTGGCTTTTGGAGCCATAACATCACGGGCTTTCTTGGGTTCGGGCTTTCCAAATTTCCCATTCAGCTGTTTATTGACCAGCTTCGCGGGGTTTTGGGGTGCTGACAACGCACGGTACCTAGCTTCCGCCTTACTTGTTGATGGGGCTGGTCTTCCGTGCTTGGCATCATGACGTTTGACTGCCTCTTCAACAATCTTGGTCATTGCCTGGAGTCCTACTACTCGTTTCCTAAGGTACTCCATTTTGCCAATATTCTCCTTGCTTCTTGGAGCTGCTATTGGCTTAAAGTATGTTCGTGGTGTAGGAACAGGCTTCTTGAATTTCTTATTCGTGACGGCCTGCGCTACCACTTCAGCATACTTGTGTGCAGCACTCGCTGGGACTGCACATTGCTGCTTCACAGCACGTTGAGCGCTGGTGACTTCAGCTTTAGGGCTCTTGCCCAGGACTAGCAAATCGGTAAACTTACCACATGCCAGGCAATGCCCAAGAT